TGACGGGCTCCACCAGAAGCCGCGCTCGTTATCCGACTTACTGATCACCCCGGCCACCCTCGCGCTTGCCGGCATGGCTACCGCCGCATCGCTTACCGTATCCCAGACATTCACCCAGGGATCGACCACATAAACCCTTGCGCTGCCCCAGTCCTCGCGGTAAGTGATGGCATCGGCGTCATTGGTGTTTGGTCCGTCCGCAATAATGACCGCCCGCAGCCTGTCTGCGATCCCCAAAAGCTCTGCCACCACTGGGTTTGGTGTGGAGGGGCCCTCCTTGGAGTGGGTATACCCGGGCGCGATGAGGATGCGGGGCGTTACATGCACCACGCTCTCCGCCGCGAGAAGCGCGTGCACGCCCTCGTAGGCTCCAGTCGATGCATCCACGCCGCCAATGACATCCGATGCCTCTACCAGGCTCGGGTCCGGGCGATCATAGTTGATCTTCAGCGTGGCCCCGGCCGGAATGGTGCCGCTTGCAAGCCGCGTCACAACTCCCGAGTCGGCCTCGAGGGTGTAATCGGTACCGGCCACGTAGGTGGTGAGCCCGTCCTTCGTCTTGACCACACAGTTCAGCACATACTGGTGATCCAGCGTGATCTTTCCTTCCCCGTCCAGCGTGTAGGCCTTTGGAGCAACCGCCGATTTGTGGGTTGCCGGATCGAGCACGTTTACCACCACCACCATTGCGCCAATTTGATCAAAAATCGCATCGAGCGCATCCGGGATTGTTCCAACCCCAGCACCAAATTGACTCACAGCCTCAATTCTTGATCCGGCAATCAAGGTGGGTGTATTAACAGGTCCTTTGGGCGCTGTTCCCACAAGGCCGATCACGCTGGACTTCACGGTCCTTATCGGCCTTATGCCGTCATCGATCTCGACAACTTCAACACCGTGCAAGAACTGCTCAGGCATTTTCTACTCCTTTCTCCGCTCCCTGCTCAAAGCCTGCCGGGACAGGTTTTGGCTCATCGGATTTCTTGGCCTTGCGCCCCCTGGACTCCTCGGCGCCGGCCTTCGGCTCGGCGGGCTCCGCCTTCAGTTCAGTGGAAGCCCCTTCGGCAATGGGCGCAACCCAGGGCTCCGGCCCCATTATCAGGTATCTCGCCTGCCGCTCATGCATCGACAGGATTTCCCCTTCCCGGCGTACCCTGCCGTTATGGCAAAATGGCCTCAAAACCTTGTACTGCTTCATAACTCCCTCCCTTAGTGACTATGATGGTTCGTATTGCCCGCGGCATCGATAATCGATCCGCTAGCGGTGATATTCCCATTCACCTTCACGTCCCCAATGATGTTGATCCCTCCGGGCGCGATGATCGTGAAATCGTTCTCGCTCTCGATGGTGACATACCCATCCTCGGGGTGTTGTGTGACCCTGATATGCAGGCCCATGATGTCCATTCTCACAGGGTGCCCCCTCCATGCTTTTCGCATCGAAAGCTGAGGCAATCGGTGACGGTCAGTTCCGCGTGCCCCTCAACCCTTATCGATGCATCCCCCTTCACCAGCACGTCCAGCTTGTGCGCACTCCGGTCGTATGTGACCGTCGTTCCGTCCTCGAAAACCACCTTGCTCTTGTGGACATCAGTCTCAGGCTGAGGCGAGCTGTTCTGGTAGACCGCGACGAGCACAACGCCTTGAGCCGGCTCGCCGGACGGCGAAAGCACAACAACCTGCTCTCCAATGTCCGGAGCCCACCAGGTAATATCCTTCCCGGCCCTGGTCGTTAACCACGGAAGCCAGCCGGTGAGCATGTCCCCGCAACGAACCCGGATTCTTGCCTTTGCGTAGTCCGCCTGCTCCACGGTTCCGAGCCGCACGATATTTGCGAGCCGCCTGTCCAGCTCTGTTGCCTGAAAGTCCCTTTCCATCAATACCCCTGCCTCAATTCCCAGTAATCCTCCTCATGTTCGGCCCCGACCAGGGGGACAAACGAGAAGTAGACATGAGACGGCAACACACCGGTTTCGTCCCAAACGGATTCACCGAGCCGCACCTTCTGGCGCCACACGGCTGCCCACATCGCGACCCCGGCCTTATCCACCTCCCCGGAGTACATGTTCTGCGCCTGCACCTCGCGCGCCTGGAATGCTCTCCCCTGGAGCCCCCACTGTTTCCCGGGCACATACATTAAAAGGAATTCTATGATATTGAGGGCGGAGACATCTCTCGGGAGCCCCTTTTGATCAGAAGTCACAACGAATGCAGCCATGACCAGATCCGCGTCACACTCACCGCTCTCAAGGAGAGCGGACTCCCTAACTCCAAGACATGCCACGAAGACAGCCGGCGTCTTTGCTGCCACGCGCCTAAGCTCGGAAAGATCAAACCTTCCTGCATGCGGCCGACATTCCCGAAGGTCTGGGAGCTTCGATTTGAGATTGTTTGCTATGGCATCTCTGAGATCGTCCAGAGTCATCCGCGCGTCCCGCTGTTTGCAGTTTATAAACCGTTTATAAACCGTTTATAAACGCCTAAAGGTTTTGCCTTGGCCTTTCCCACGCCCCGAGAGTCAGCCCCGTCAAAACGCCTCATTTTGGCCCCCTTCTCGCCGGTGGCGCCCACGCATGCCAATCAGACCTTTTCGCGACCATCATAGTCCCCCTACCAATCTCGCTATGAGCGCGTCCACCATGGTGTCCAGGGAATCAACCTGCTCGATCCCCTCGGGCAGGTAGGGCCGTGGCGGCAGCACAATGGCATGCCCCTTCCCGGCTTCCCCGCCCAGCTGGTGTATGGCGCCGTAGACGACATTGGTCCCAACCTCGACAAAATCCACTCCAAGGTTCCTGTTTATGGAGTTCTTGAGCCTTCCCGTATCGGTCAGAGTCTGTCCTCCTTCGGCCTCGGCTCGCTGCGATCTCTTCCATGCGGTCCCATCGGGAGCCTTTTCATCCCGGAAGCGCTGCCTGGTCTGCGAGATGACCTCTTCCCCGATGTCGGAAAGGAGAGCCCTTCTACCCACATCGCCAAAGGAGGCCAGGGCATTGAGGCGACCCTCAAGCCCCTTCAGGCCATCCATTTCGATCTTGAGCGCTATCCCGGCCATGCCTCACCATCACATCTTGCTAAAGACATCGGAAGTGAAGATCCGAGAAGGCGCCTGAACGGAAATCTCCGAGCGCTGCACGGGCGAATCCTGGGTCTCAATGCCAAGGCTCATCTTCCCGTCCGAGATGAGCCGAAGCATCTTGACTGCATCCTCGTACCTCTTGCGCCTCTCCTCGGTCACGTGGTCCGGAGAGAGCCGATAAAGAGCGATATCGACACAGAGAATCACGACGATCTTTGGAGTTGCGGAGAGGGGAAGAGGATAGCGCGAAGCCAGGTAGCTATCGATCTCGGCGGTTGCATCGACCAGGGCGCGACTTATCGCTTCTTCGTCAAGCGCCCCGTCGCGATTGCGATCCGCGAGCGCATAGAGAACGTCCTCGCCGTAGCGCTCTATAATGTCCGCCTGTGTGGCATATGGCATTGTCTTCCCCCTCTCCCGTTTTCCGATTCACCCATTCACCGACTCACCGATTCACCGCTTTCCTAGCTCACCACTACCGCCCCGCAGATCCCGTCCGTATTGGGAAGCGGGAAGGGCTTGGATTCGGCGACCAGCTTGTAGCCCGAAGGATCGTCAAGCTTTATGGGCTTCACGAAGAAGGGCATGGGCTGAAGGTTTGCATCCAGGTCATCCACCGCGCAGTAGACCAGCCGATGGCCGGCGTCGGTGGCGATCATGACCACGTTCTTGGCGGCAACCACAGGTGTCATGGCTCCGGTTTGGGGATTGCGGTACTTTTCCGCCCGCCGCTTCACCAGGTATCCCCCGATGTTGATTCCCGCGTCGGTTATCTCAACCCGTAGCTTTGCCGTCGTGGTGCTGGCCTCGGCCAGGGCGAAGAGCTTTTCAAATGCTGTCTTTCCAGCCCAGATTTCGACCGTCGAGCCGTAGCCCTTTTCTTCCAGGGCTTCACTCATGGCCTGGAGCACCTTGTAGACATCAACCAGCTTGGCGCCCTGGGCACTCCAAAGGGTGTCCGGGGTCACTGATAGGGGAGTACCAAACACGATCTCCCAGGTATCGAACCCGCCGTTTTCGAGCTGCACCGGCCAGGAGAGTGTTCCCGTTATGGCGACCGAGCACATGCCCTCGGTGGTCTTTCGAACCACCTGGCGCAGCAGGTCTGTCTTTTGAGTTGCCCATGCATCGCGCCCGGCGTTGTTCAGGATCTTCAGGTTGTTGATGTCCTGCCCGGTTACCTGCGTATTGGGACGCACCGGCAGGGGCTCGTAAAAGGTGATTCCGCCTGTCTGCTTGGTAGCCGGAATGGACGGCGCGCCTCGCCGAACCACCGGAAGAGCATTCACCACCGCGCTCACCAGGTCGGCACCCACCACCGGGAGACCGAGCTGCGGCCTGTTGACAAAAATCGAGTCCATCACCGGAGTCTTGAGAGGCGGAAGTGAAACCAGGTACCGGATGATGGCCTCCTTTGTGAAAAAGCTTCTTAGATCGAACATCTATCCACTCCTTTCTACATGGCGTAGATGAGTTTCTTGGCGAGCTTCTTGAGCATGGCCGCACTGGGCGCGGCCTGGGCCACAGCGCCAACCTTCAAGGCATCCCGCCTCACCGACCCATGCACGATGTAGGTTGCAGAAGTCGTCTTTGCCGTATCGACCGCTTCATCGAGCACACCCTCCACGGCCCTGGCATAGTCGGCAGTGATTGCGGCCGCATTTGCCGGCGCCGCCCGAAAGGTGAGCACAACCTGGGCGCCTTCGTAATCCACGGAGCCGTAACCACCGGCGCTCCCCCAAAGCCTGCCGAAGCCATCGTCCAAGAAGGTTTCGACCCCATCGGTTATGGAGACGCTGCCTGGCTCTATGGGCGCGGCCGCCAGGGTCTTGCTGAAGGCCTTCGTTGTGCCGTTTCCGGTTCCAACCGACTCGTTCTCGATTTCTCCGTAAGGAATGAGCTTCTCATCCGAGTCGCGAGAGAGAAGCAACCCGACCGGGAGCGCCCCCTGGTTTGCTTTGACCAGGCCGCTCATGATCACCGGATCATGACCGTGCCCCCTGGCTCGCTCGTCGTCATAGCTCACCGTTCCCAAGATTCCATTGATCGCCATTTCTTACCTCCCTGGATGCCCGCTGAAAGCATGCGGGAATGACGAGTGTCTTACACGCACCGGGTCAGATCGACCGGTTTGCCGCTATCGTCCTTGGCCTCAGGAGCCGAGAATTCCGTCAAGAGCTTCTTCGCTGGAAGCTTCCCCAGGAAATCGAACAGCAGGTCGAGCACCGGCTTTTTGCCTGCCCCGGCGCTGAGTTCGACCTCCTTTCCAGACTCGGCGAGAACCAGGGCAACCTCTCGAAGCATGGTCCGCTCGCCGCCGTCGATGCGATCCTGGGCAACCAGCTCGTTTAGCTTACCGTCAAGCTCCCGCTCGCGCTGTTTCGCCGTGAAAGCCGAAAGCTCGGCAGCGCTCATGTTGGCCCGCTCGTTTGCCTGCGCAAGGTCCGCCTCTGCTTTCTCCCGCCTCCTCCGCTCTTCATCGAGCTGGCGCTGCAGCTCTTCCTTTTCCATCGTTTCCTCCTTTGCTGAAAATTCGATGACTACCCCCTCGCTCCCTTCCTCGAACCGGACGCTCCGCAATCCGGACACCGCGGGCTGCGCCGCCCCCAGAAGCCCGACATGGCGAAGCGTCTTTCCATCGGGAAAGAGAGCGATGGAGATCTTCTTGTAACGCCCCTTCGACACGAGCTCCTTGACCTCGCTCGCCACTTCCTTGAATCTCGCCTGAAGGATCTGGCCGGCACGCCTCATACTGTGCACCCACCCGTAAGCGGGCGCGTCATCCTTGGGGTGCCCCAGGACGAGCGGAGCTTCCCGCTCCTTCGGATCATATGCCGAGGCTATTTCATCCAGGTCCCCGGCCGTGAAGGTGACCCTCCGGCCGTCTTTTGCGGTCCAGGTACCGACCTTACAGATATCGACCCACTCACTCACCCATTCGCTCATGACTTCACTCCACCGCCTCAATGATCACGGAGCAGTTGATGGTGCTATCCGTGGCCTTGAGGGTCTGAAGGAGATCCCGCGCAGACCGCAGAAAGAACGTCAACGCATGCACCGGAAGAGCCTCACCACAGCCAAGGCACTTAGCCGGAACCGCTTCGGGCTTGGATACCGGCACCTCAACCGCAACGCCGCACCGCTCGCACACAACCTTTACCCACTCGACATCCAAAAGATCCACTGCCGTCACTTCCTGCCTCATACCCCTCCATTTCCTTTCCCTTGCTCGTCTTGCAATTGAGCGTGTTCATGTTATATTGACCCTTGCAGGGGGCGGAGCCGGGACTAAGCAGTGCGTCTATGGCTTTCAGGATGTCGGTACCCGAAAGGCGAAGGGCGTTCCCGCACGATCCGGAAAGACCGAATCCGCCCCCCCCATCCGTCATTCCCGCAGGTCCTTGGCGGGAATCCCAGCCTAGCGTTTCTTGAGCAGAATCCCACGCCTGTACCCATTTTCTCCATCAAGCAAGCTCGCACCGTCAAAGCCGGTCTGTCCCGCCTGAACGTCATAGACGGAAATCCCGCTCCATACGCCGCCATCGATGTCGAGCACACAAAACCCGGCGATATTCTCATCCTCGCCGCGCCAGAAGCTCAGATGCCTGCGCCGCAGAACCACTTTGCCGGCATCGTCCGCCATGGGGGTGATCCATACCTCGTCGGGGTCCGTCACGGTCTTTTTGAAGAGCGGCACATACTGCCCCAGGTCCCCCTTAGTGATCTTGACCCTTCCGCCCTTTCCCGTAATCATCCGCTCGGAGACTATGACGGGTTCCCCATGAACATTGAAAAGCTTCTCGCCCCCCTTCTCGATACCGAAAGCCTTCCTAAACTCCTCCTCGTACAATCTGGCGGCTTCCCGATTGCTCATGCCCCGCGATTTGAGCTCATCAAGAGACGGCAGGAGCTCCGGGGCGGAAGGGAGCTTTTTTAGATTTGCGGCATCGGGAAGCCTGTAGTCCGAGGCCCCCTTCAGGCCCGGAAAGGGCTCAAGCTTTACCCCTTCCTTCAAGACTCCATCCACCAGGGCGCCCCACACGCTTCTTCCCGGATTCCCCGAAAAGCCTTCATCCGGTACGAGCAGCCGCGCCGGAAGCTTCATCCCAGTCTTTGGGTCTACGGGCTCAATGAGCTTGCCGTTTATGTCCTCAGACACATCAAGCCCTCTATCCTTCACCTGGCCGCTGGTCAGACTCACAACGCCGCACCTGCATCGATAACCGTTTGGAGGATACCAGGAATCCCAGAAAGAGCTGTCTGCGGGGAATACCTTGCCGTCCAGGGCCGCATGGAGCGGCCGGGTCCTCGAATCGTTTACAGCATCGTACATCCAGTACGGTCTATCCTTTGCCGCGCCGGCGAGCTGCTTGTAGCGCCCGACGTGATAGGCCGTCTGGATATTGGTCCGGAAGATATTGTCAACCCGCCAGGCCCCTTTCCCGTACCAGCCGCGTCGTCTGAAGATCTCCCGGCATTCCTTCCTGAACTCCCCGAAAGAAATCCCTTCGACAAGGGCTCGCCTCAAGCTCGAAAAGACGGTTTCAAGCTCTCTTCCCTTGGCGATCCCCGAAACACCAAAAGCCCTTACCTTGGCATCGATTGCGAGATCCCGGTATTCTCCGGGAGGAAGCTTTACCTTGTCCCCCCAGAACTCAACGGCCTCCCTCATGGGAAGGGGCTCGAAAATGAAGGGGCTTTTTTCTTCAGCCATCGATCTCGCGCCTTGCAGTCATATGCCCAAAACTCTCCGCGCCAAAGATTGCGCTCTCCATGAGTTCTTCCATATCCTTCATGGAAAGCTTCGGATAGAGATCGAGAAGCCGCGCAATGGCATCCTCGTAAGACTCCGCCTCCTCAACCGCCCTCGCTATCAGCTCCTCGTTTGCCGCAAGATCATCCACGCCAAGGGCCAATGCCTTTGCAATGAATTTCTCCAGAGCTTCCTGGTCTGGAGTGAAGCGCCCAATCCCAGCCGAGAGCTCATCGCCATTACCTTCGGCCCCGCCAGGCCCCGAGCTCTCGGCGCCCTTGTCATCGGGAGACTTTGCAGTCACGGCAGGCGGCTTGCCGGCATCCCCCCCTCCTCTCTCGCCATCCATCTCAAACTCATCGCGCGGCATGTTGTAGCGCCGCTCAAAGTGTATGGGCAAAAACCTCACCCCGACGCCATGGAGCTTCGTATCGAGATCGGCCATGGCCGTCAGGTCTTCTGGCTCATTAAAACTGAAGGTGGGCGTTAGGGCTTCCGGAGCGTTAACCTGGCCATAGATCCAGGCAACTTCCTCCATGAAGGTGCAAATGAGTGCCTCGTCGGATTCCTGGTAGTCCGCAAGAACATCCCTGTGGACTTCGGCCGCATCAAGACTGCCTGTACTCCCAAGATCAGCCGTGAGTGTTTGCCCCATAAGAACAAAGGCAATGGCTTTATCCATGCGGTCAACGAGGCCCGCATGAAGCTCCCCCGATACTTTGCC